ATTTCAAGTTATTCAATTTCTGACGAACGCTTTGAAGCTGTATATTCTTTTGATAAAGCACGCGGAACTTTCCAAGGCGGAAAAAGAAATGATAAATGTGAGAAATTATTCATGGTTAAAAACAGTTAATGTTTGACAAAGTAAAAGTAATTTGATAGAATGTAATTATGAAATATGAAAGAGGTGCAGAGATGACAGCCGAAGAAATAGTGCAAAACTATCAAGTTAAATTATTGAAAATTATATTCCATCAAATTGATGTCCTAATGAAGAAAAAAGAAAATGCTGATATCAATGCAAGTAAACTTGCTGAAAATGGGAATACAGTCAGAACATCAGCTTATTGGAAGTCAACAGGAGACGCAGAGTTTTACATTAAAGAGATGTATGAAAAGTTGAGTGCTTTAGCAGAAATTGATAGACTAGTCCATTGGTCAAGTCGTTTACATCAAGAACAATTGCAATTTGTCAGTAAATACCCTAAAGTAATGGAAAAATACAGACAATCAAACTAAGGAGAACAAAATGAAAGATACAGTAAAAACTTTAATGATAGTTGCAGGTATAGGCTTTACACTTATCGCTATCACTTGGATGGGTATGCTTGCGACGTTGCTTATTGCATGGCTTGGAGGTAACATCTAATGAACTTAAAAGAAAACAATCACTATGCCAATAAATACGGTGTAGAACTTAACGAATACTTGAAACATAATTTTAACTATGAAGAGCTTGTGGGCTGGTATACAATGCAGGTATTGAAGTATCTAGTAAGAGCTGGCAAGAAAGATGGTGAGAGCTACGACAAAGACCGTAACAAGGCTTTAGACTATGCCAAAGAACTTGCTAACTTAAGTAACGAGAATGAGCTTACAGAGTACACTACTGACGATATTATGGGCTTTATACAAGAACTAGCTGATGATTTCAAACAATGGAAAGGCGAATAAAATGACAGAAAAAATTATTATCTCTAAAGAGTTGAACGAATGGTTAGAAGAACATCAAACATTAGATACTGATGATACAATATATAGTAAACGTTTTGGCAGAGAAATTTTCGACAAATTGTATGAAGAAGTAGAAGTTAGCGATACAGAGAAGTATGAAAATATTTTAGAAGTATTTGGCGTTAGTGGGTATACTAAAGCAGTTCACTTATGGTTATTGTTGAACCGTGATAAATGGGAAGTAGAAGAAGATGAGTTATTTTATATCTGTATTCCAGAGCCTGATGACGTTAATGGTTGGCTAGCTAAAGGTGGAGGACTTGGTTTTTTCTCCGATTTTCCTAAGGGCAAACGTTATAAATGGACACAAGAAGAAATTGATAAACATGAAGTAGCTAAACATCTAGAATACTTCAAAAAGAAAGTAGAAAAATAAAAGTTATAAATAATAGTTCATGCTTGACAGTGTGAACTTTTTTTGTTATTATAGTCTTATAGAAAGGGGATTAAACAATGGCAACGCAAAAAGCTATAAAGGTAGTAGCTTATAACCCTACGACGGAAGAAGAACTACACTTTAGTTGTAAGGCTCAATGTGCTAAGCATTTCGGACTTAAAGCTAATACAGTAGTCAAGTGGTTTGATATTGGTAGACCTATAATTGAACTGCTAAGAGAGCAAGATAATAAGCAGGTAGCAATTGAAAAGCAAGACAAGTTAAAAGGCTTTGAGTTATTTACAATAAATGAATGGAGTGTTTTTGATAATTAATTACGAAGACATGAAAATAGAAAGTTTTGGTGAAAAAACAAATGAAATTATTTAACAGAAAACCTAAGGACAAAATTAAAGTAGCAACAGCATTTACATTAAAAGGATTAACAAAACAAGTAATTCAATTAGAACAAAAAGGGTTTATTAAACAAGGAGAAATCCAAAGCGCTATGTTTGACGGAACGATTATGGCTTATAAGCAAGCAATGATCAAGAAAGCTAGTGAATAATATGTGTAAGAAACGCAAATACACAAAAATGGGTGCTTTATACTCAATAGCTAATGCCCAGCATAGGAAAAATAAAGCTGATAAGATACCAGTCAGAGCTTATCACTGTAAGTGGTGCAATTTATATCACTTATCAAGCCAGCAAAGGCTAAACATCAAGACAGGAGCAATTGGATAATGAAAGATGAATTTACATACTATACAGTAACTTGGATATTGGAAAAAGAAATTAAATCACGTAAGTTTTATAATAAAAAAGAGGCTTTAAAATGGAATGAATTGCTTCCAGAAGAACAAAGATATGAAGTTAAAAAGCATACAGAAATAATTGAGGTTATAGCATAATGACAAACGAAGAATTATATGAAAGAATTACTAGCAAGCTAGAGGAACAAGGTATCGCAATAAATCAATTTGAGTTAAAAGTTAAAGCCGAAACAGGTAAATACCCTAACCTAAGAACAACTAAATCACGTTTGAGCTTACCGAATACCGTAGCATTCCCTTATCTTACTATGTTTTTTAATGATGATGAAATGCACGAGCTTACACTTAAAAAAATGAATAATTCAGTAACAGGTGGAGAGGCTATGAACTTACTAGATGAGTTATTATATAGCTTAAAGCCAAGCAAAGAATATCTATATAAGCAACGTTTGAAGCGTAGAATGCAAAGGGAGGCAATGAAATGATATTACACGAATACACACGGGAAATTAATAGCTCAAAATATCCACGATTAACAGCACGAAGGATTGCCAATGACTTGAATAATAAAGACCATTTCAATATTTATCTAGTCAGCTTTGAACTTGGTTCTAAACGGTATATTATTGAAAAATTTGAAATTAGAGGAATGAATAGATGAAACGTTTTTACATAGAAGAAAATGATGAAGGTAAAGAGATTAAGCGAAAACTTACAACTTTTGCTAATGACGACTTAACACAGCTTTCAGATGATGAACTAGAAACATTATATTATGAATCATCAGCTCAATTTTTAGCTAAAGCAATGCACTTTATGAAGATTGAGAGCGAACTATTTTCAAGAAAGAATGTAACTGTAAGTGATGAAATTCTAATAAATGCTGGCAATAATATTATTGAAGCTATTAATCAGGTAAGCAATTGAACCACAGAAAGTAAGATATCTTCATTTACAAAAGAAAGCCCCACAATTAAGTGAGGCTCTTTTTTTTAGTTTACTTTTCCATATTCTGCTTCAAATTCTGCTTGATACATAACTGTTTCTGGTAACTTGATCGCTCCAAATTTACCTTGGAAACCGCCAAGCATACGAGTTGTTTTAATATGTCGTGCTGATACTCCATTGCATACATACCAATTTTTAGTGTCTTTACAATTAATTAAGAACATTTCAATTTCTCCGCTTTCTGTTGTGTTATTGTTATTGCTTACAGTTTGCCCTGTAAGGCGCTTATTTAGTTCTGCGATAAAGTATGAGCGACAGCTTTCTACCGTGCCACCATGTGCCTCTACGGAACGTCTAGGGCATGAAGTAGATGACAACTCTTGATGTAGCTTCACAGTATCATGATTAGGAGTTAGTCCCCATTGTTTCATGTACTTAGC